GAAAGCCTACCCGACTTTTACTTTCTCTTAGAGCTTGGGGCGCAACGTCCAAGGAAGACGCTAAAGCTAAGGCTAAAGCGATCTCTAAGAGGAATATGAAGTGAGACCAGTATCTGTCGGAATTAACCCAACAGCCGAAACGCTGACAACTGTTTATACAGTTCCTACGGGTTATTACGCCAAGTTTACTGTGATGTACATTCACAATACTGGTGGTTCGACTAAGCACATTACTGTTCAATGGTATGACGCAAGTGCTGCCACAACCTTGGATATTCTTACTAACTACGACTTGACTTCAAAGCAATACCTTCAGTTTGATGGCAATGCTTATATCGTTTTAGAAGAAGGCGATAGAATTCAAATTACTACTCAAAGTGCAAGTACATTCAGTTTTATTGCCACATTTGAAGTATTAGGAGCGCAACGAACATGACCTACTTAGAACTTGTTAACGATGTGTTAGTTCGCTTGCGTGAAAGCACAGTATCTACTGTTGGCGAAACAACCTATTCTTCTTTGATTGGCAAGTTTGTCAATGATGCCAAGCGTCAGATTGAAGATTCCTATAACTGGAATGTTTTAGGACAAACAATTACAGTTACTACTGCTGCTGCCACAAGTTCTTATTCTTTGACAGGTGCAGGTCAGAAGTTCCGTATCAATGACGCTATAAACACTACAAGTGTTATTACTTTAGACAACATTGCTGTTGCGGATATGAACCGCAAGCTCAACTTTGGTACACCTTCACAGTCTATTCCTTCTGAGTTTTGTTTTAGTGGTGTAGATGGCAATGGCGACACAAAAATTGATTTGTTCCCAGTTCCTGATGGCGTATATACACTTAAGTTTGATGTAACTGTTCCACAAGCTAATCTGTCTGCTGATGGCACTTCTGTCAAGGTTTTGGATTACTTGGTTACTCAAAGTGCCTATGCAAGGGCTTTGATTGAGCGTGGCGAAGATGGTGGAACTAACTCTAATGAGGCTTATGCTTTGTTTAGAGGAATGCTCTCTGACGCTATTGCATTGGAGTCCACTCGCTATCCTGAAGACAACTTTGTGGCGGTCTAATGGCAGCGCAACTCCAAAGTTACAGTCTTTCAGCACCAGGCTTTTATGGCCTGAATACTGAAGATTCTCCCCTTGATTTAGGGGCTGGCTTTGCCTTGGTTGCAACTAACTGCATCTTGGATCAGTATGGTCGTATTGGTGCTAGAAAAGGTTGGTCAAGGGTTAACTCATCTTCTGGTGCTTTGGGTGCTAACGATGTTGGTGTTATCCATGAGTTAGTTCAGACTGACGGGACTCTTACAGTTCTGTTTGCTGGCAACAACAAGATATTTAAACTTGGTACTGCTAATGCGGTTACTGAGTTGACCTATGGTGGTGGCGGTACTGCTCCCACTATCACGGCTAATAACTGGCAAACTGCATCCTTAAATGGCATTGCATACTTCTTCCAAACAGGTCACGATCCTCTAATTTATGACCCCGCAATAAGTACAACTACTTATCGCAGAGTTTCTGAGAAGTCTGGCTATGTAGCTACAGTTCCTCAAGCCAACATTGCTATTTCAGCATTTGGTCGTTTGTGGGTAGCCAATACTTCTACAGACAAAGTAACAGTTACTTTCTCTGATCTGATTGCAGGTCATGTATGGGGTGGTGGTACTTCAGGCTCATTAGATGTCTCTCGTGTGTGGCCTAATGGCGCAGATGAGGTCATGGGTTTGGCAGCTCACAATGATTTCTTGTTTATCTTTGGTAAACGACAGATTCTTGTCTATTCTGGTGCTTCTACACCCGCATCTCTTGTTTTGAGCGACACAATTGGCTCTATTGGGTGTATCGCAAGGGATACTATTCAAAGCGTTGGCTCTGATGTTATTTTCTTGTCAGACTCAGGTGTTCGCTCGTTGATGAGGACTATTCAAGAGAAGTCTGCTCCCCTGAGAGACTTGTCTAAGAATGTTCGTTTTGACCTAAATTCAGCATTGGCAAGCGAAACATTGGCTAATCTGAAGTCTGTTTATTCAGAAAAAGAAGCCTTTTATCTACTTGTTTTACCCGCATCTTTCCAAGTTTACTGTTTCGATACGAAGCAATCATTGCAAGATGGTGCATCTAGGGTCACTAAGTGGGACTCTATTGCTCCAACTGCTTTGCGATCTTTGCGTAATGGCGACTTATACATTGGAAAGAATGGGTACATCGGCAAGTATGGAACTTACCTAGATGACACATTAACGTACCGATTTGCGTACTACACAAACAATGCTGACTTAGGAAATCCTAATCAGATTTCTATTTTGAAAAACGTGACCGCTATTGTGATTGGTGGATCAGATCAGTTTTTGACTATCAATTGGGGATTTGACTACTCTGGTGCTTATCGTGCAGAGAATGTATATATCCCATCACAATCCAGTTTTGAGTATGGTACTGCTGAATACAATATTGCTGAGTACACAAGTGGTGTGCCAATTAAGACGTTAACTGCCAATGCTTCTGGTGCAGGAAAGATTGTCCAGACAGGGTATGAAACAACTATTAAAGGTGTTTCTTTTTCATTGCAAAAGATTGAAATTCAAGCCAAAGATGGCAAAATGGGGTAAACCATGTCAAATTATACTAAAACCACAAACTTTGCGACTAAAGACAATCTGTCGCCTGGCAATCCTTTAAAGATTGTAAAAGGTACTGAGATTGATACAGAGTTTAATAATATCGCTACTGCTGTTGCGACTAAAACAGACAATGCTTCTGCCAATATTACTGGTGGTTCAATTACTGGAATTACCGATTTAGCCATTGCTGATGGCGGTACGGGTGCTTCTACGGCACAGGCGGCTTTAAATAACTTGTTGCCAGCACAAGCATCTGCTGCCAACAAATATCTGCAAAGCGATGGAACTAATGCTTCTTGGGATGCAGTAAGCCTTTCTACTTCTGACATTACAGGAACTCTACCTGTTGCAAATGGTGGTACTGGTGTAACTAGCTCTACTGGCACAGGAAATGTAGTGTTGTCAAACTCGCCAACACTAGTGACTCCCGCATTGGGGACTCCAAGTGCATTGGTTGGCACAAATATCACTGGCACAGCTTCTGGCTTAACTGCTGGTAATGTTACAACAAATGCAAACCTAACTGGTGCAGTCACTTCTGCTGGTAACGCAACATCTTTGGGTTCATTTAGTTCTTCTGATCTTGCGTCTGCTTTGACAGATGAAACTGGTAGTGGTGCAAATGTGTTTGCTACTTCTCCTACTCTTGTTACTCCTATTCTTGGAACACCCACTAGCGCAACTTTAACAAACGCTACAGGTCTTCCAATTTCTACAGGTGTATCAGGTTTAGGAACTGGTGTAGCAACGGCTCTAGCGGTCAATGTAGGCTCTTCTGGCGCACCTTTGGTTAATGGTGGTGTTCTTGGCACACCTTCTAGTGGAACAGCAACCAACTTAACTGGTTTACCTTTGTCTACTGGTGTCATAGGCAACCTACCAGTAACCAACTTAAATAGTGGTACATCTGCAAGCGCAAGTACTTTTTGGCGTGGTGATGGTTCTTGGGCTACACCCGCAGGTGGCGGTGGTGGTGGTATCGATTACACAGCAGTCAAAACAGCCAACTACACAGCCGCAAACAATGATGGTGTTCTGACAGATACAACTGGTGGTGCTTTTACAGTCACTTTACCTACAACTCCTTCAGTAGGAGATATTGTTATTGTTATTGATTCTCTTAGCCAATGGGGAACAAACAATCTAACAGTTGACCCTACAGCACTTATCAAAATTGCTGGAAACACTGCTGGCGACACGCTAGTTTGCGATATTACAGGTGCAACTGTTACGCTAATTTATACAGGCGCAACTTATGGATGGAATGTTGCCGCACAGGTTGGTGGTAATGGTGGAACTGCTGTAACACTTACGGGCACTCAAACTCTCACCAACAAGACAATGGACTACAACTCCAACACGTTTACCAATTTCCCAATAACCCCGTTCTCCAACAACACCTCACTTGCACAAGTGCAGGCAACAGCTCTTTCTTTTTAAGGAACAATCATGGCAAACACTTTTACAGCCCCATTCGCACAAACACCCAAGACAGCTACGGCTGTTGTCACGGCAGTTGCAACGCTGACCGACACTCCAGCTAACACAGTTCTGCTTGTCACGGCTGGCTCGGATGGCGCAATCCTGACTCGTTTGACAGCTATACCCAGAGCAACTGTCACAGCTTCCTCACTGGTGCTTTTCATCAGCAAAGACAGTGGCACTACGCAACGTCTAATTGACGCTGAACTGATGGCCGCTTACACAATGGCGACCACTACGCTAGTTCCAGAAACCACATTTTCCTTGTACACAGAGACAACACCCTTGCGTCTTGAAGCTGGTGACCGACTGTATGTCGGCTCTCAAGTAGCATTGGCTGGCGGCATTGTGTTCCGCGCTGAGTTCACCAACTTCTAATTGGGTTAACGATGCCTTATACCTACGGAATGCAGAACAACCGAGGATTGCCTTCTAGAGCAGTTCAAAGTGTTGTTGGCGTATCGCCAGATTTTCCCGTGGTGGGTGGTGGGCTTGGTGGGTTGCCTGTGCGTAGAATAGGCCCAACTCCTAGCCAACAAGCCTTTGTAACCGCTGGAACATTCTCTTGGATTGCCCCTACAAACGTAACTTCTGTTTCTGTTGTTGCTGTTGGTGGTGGAGGCAACGGAAATGGCAGTGTAGGTAAAGGTGGTGGTGGATTAGGGTATAAAAATAACATAAGCGTAATTCCAGGTACTAGCTACACAGTGTTTGTGGGGAATTCTGAAGCAACTTCATATTTTATAACTGTTGGCACTGTATTCGGTGGCGGAGCTTCTTCCCAAGTTGGTGGCCTTTATGGTGGTGATGGTGGTGGTAATGGTGGAGACGGCACTGCTGGCGGTGGTGGGGCTGGTGGATATGCAGGAAATGGTGGGGCTGGCGCATCTAGTGGCGCTGGCTCTGCTGGTAGCGGTGGTGGGGGTGGGGGTGGTGGTGCGTTCGACAGCAAATTAAATGGCGCTGGTAGCGGTGGCGGGGTTGGTATTTTAGGTCAAGGCACTAATGGTGCTGGTGGTGGTCTTGCAAGTGGCGGTGGCGGTGGCTCAGGAGGAACTATTGGCTCAACTGCACCAGGTAATGCTGGTGGCCTTTATGGTGGTGGTGGTGGGCAAGCAGGAGCTGGTACTATTGGTGGTAGAGGGGCGGTTCGTATTATCTGGGGTTCTGGCAGAGCTTTCCCATCCACAAATACTGGAGATTTGTAATGGAACTTTATATTCGCATTGTTGATGGTCAACCATTTGAACACCCGATTCTTGGGGACAACTTTCGTCAAGCATTCCCACACGTTGACATTGACAATCTTCCGCCTGAGTTTGCTAGATTTGAAAGAATTGAACAACCAACTGTTGAGCAATATGAAATAGTTACGGGTGTTACTTACGAGTGGGATAACGCAATTGTTAAAGATGTTTGGCATATTCGTCAAATGACAGACGAAGAAAGAGTAGCTTATGACAATGAGATGCTTCAAGCAAAAATAACAGCTGCTAAATTCTTTGAAGAACAAAGTAATATAGGAACAACCCGTGTCTAGTCCCGAAACAGATTTCAAAATTGTTGATAATGTGTTTGTCAAGATGCACCGATTCATCAACGTTGGCGACACTCATCAAGGTCATGCCCATGTGTTTGACCACATTACTTTGTTGTCGGCTGGTGCAGTCACTATGAAGCATGACAATGGTGAGCAAGACTTTACTGCCCCTCATTTAATTGTGACTCCAAAGGGCATCGTGCATCAGTTTGTTGCCAAAGAGCCAAACACAATCTTTTGTTGCATTCATGCAATCCGTGACGGCAGTGATGTTGACGCTGTGGCTTCACAAGACATTACGCCAGAACAGGCGTTTGAGTTAATGACAAAATACCCGCTTACTCAGGAGTAAAACATGGCAACACTATCTGGAATTATCACCCCTACCAATGTTGTCACAACAACAGGCACAGCTACACTTACAAATAAGACGCTGACATCACCAGTACTGACAACGCCTCAATTGGGAACACCATCATCAGGAACACTGTCAGCTTGCACAGTAGACGGAACAGATGCTGTAGGTTTTAGAAACATTCCATTTAACAGTCAAAGTGCGGCTTACACGGCAGTTTTAGCAGACTCAGGCAAGGTGATTTTTCACCCCTCAACTGACGCTAATGCAAGGACATTCACAATCCCCGCAAACAGTTCTGTTGCATACCCAATTGGTACTGCAATCACATTCATTAACATGACTGCTGCGGTTTTGACAATTGCAATCACTACTGACACAATGTATTTATCTTCTGCTGGCACTACTGGATCACGAAGCCTTGCTCGGTATGGGTCTGCAACGGCAATAAAGATTACATCAACTGAATGGCTAATCTCAGGGAGTGGTTTGACATGAGTGGCGCACTACAGGCTGTTTACCAAAATCTGCGGTCATTTGGTGGTGGTGGTGGTGGTGCACCCTCTACTGTTGAATACCTTGTAGTTGCTGGTGGAGGTGGAGGCGGTCAAATTGGTGGTGGCGGTGGTGGTGCAGGAGGATTTAGAACAGCCTCAGGTTTTTCTGTGGCTTCAGGAAGCGCTATTACAGTAACTGTTGGCGGTGGAGGCGCAGGCGCACCTAGTGGAAGTGGCAATGCGACAGTAAAAGGTGTGAATGGAAATAACTCGGTTTTTTCTACCATAACGTCTTCGGGCGGCGGTGGCGGTGGCTCTTATGGAGATACATCAAACAATGGTTTAAGTGGAGGTAGCGGTGGGGGTGGCGGAACTGTATCCGTTGGTGGGGGCGTGCAAACGGTTGCTGGAGGGGCTGAAACCAGTGGGCAAGGCAATGCTGGAGGCGCTGGAAGCACTACAGTAAACGGTGCGGGTGGCGGTGGCGGTGGTGCTAGTGCTGCTGGTTCATCAGGAGGAGCGTCTGCTGGAGGTAATGGCGGTAATGGCTCTGCTTCTTCTATCACAGGAACTTCTGTCACTTATGCTGGCGGCGGCGGTGGTGGTAAGGTTCTTGGAACTTCTGTGGGAACTGGTGGAACAGGTGGAGGCGGCAACGCTAATATAGATGCCGCAGGAAATAACGGAACAACAAACTTAGGCGGTGGTGGAGGCGGTGGCTCTTTTACTACTGCGGGGTCTTTTTACAACGCTGGCGGCAACGGAGGCTCTGGCGTTGTGATAATTCGTTACGCAGATTCTTTTGCTGCCGCAACTTCTACAACAGGCTCACCAACAATTACCGTGTCAGGCGGATTCCGAATCTACAAATGGAATTCTTCGGGTTCAATTACATTCTGAGCAACAACATGGCACATTTTGCACAAGTAGAAAACGGCATAGTCACACAAGTAATTGTGGCAGAGCAGGATGTTATTGATTCTGGTTTGTTTGGTACTGGTTGGGTTCAAACTTCATACAACACGCATGGCGGTCAACACCCAGAAGGCAGACCATTGCGTAAAAATTATGCAGGAATTGGCTACACATACGACGCTGTTCGTGATGCGTTTATTCCTCCACAACCATTCCCATCATGGGGTTTAAATGAAGAAACTTGTTTGTGGGATTCGCCAACACCAATGCCGACAGATGGCAAAGTGTATTTTTGGGATGAATCAAAAACATTATGGGTTCAATATATTACATGGCCTGATGAGCCAAAATAAGGAGCAATCATGGCTTATACAAGTGAAGAAATTGTAAATTTTCTGTTAACTAATCCAGGCATGAGTGATGCCCAGATAGCGACTGCAATGCAGGAATATAACGTCACTCCCGCACAGATGGCTCAAGCTGTTGGTTTGCCAACTGAGGAAGTGCGAGATCGCTATGTTGCGGCTGCTCCAAATACTTATACCGCTGAAAATGTTAATAAACTAGCAGATCAGATTCTTTCTCAAGGAACTACTGAGGCGTGGACGGGTGGATTGCCTCCTGAAAAAGCCGCACTTTACATGGCAGATGAGTTGGCTAAAAGTGGTGTAACAAACATTACGCAAGTTGCCAAAGGCGATGATGGCATTATTAACGCTATGACAGGTGAGAAGTTAATATCTGGTTATGGTGAGCGTACAGGTGGAAACCTTTGGTCTGGTTCTTACGAAGGTAAAGGTAATACTGGTTTTGGTGTTAATTTTGACGAATCTGGTAAGCCTATTTTTTATACTCAAGGCGCATCTTCTAGCACTTTAAAGAATGATGTTCTTAAACTGGCGGCAGTTGTGGGTGCAGTTTATGGTTTAGGTGGTTTTGAAGGCTTATTAGGTGGTACGGCTTCAGGCTTGGGAGCAGGTTCATCATTGGGTACTGGATTAACAGCGGGTGCGGGTGGTCTTGGTTTAAGCACTACAGGTGCAGGTCTAGGTGCTTTAGGAACTGGTGCGGGAATTACTGCTGGAGCAGGTTTAACAGGCACTGGTATTTTGACGGGTTCTGCATTAGGTGCTGGTTTACTTGGCACAACAACAGGCGCATTGACGGGAACAGGAATCCTTACAGGTTCTACACTTGGTACAGAATTATTGGGAACAGGCGTAGGAACGGGTGTAACTGGTGGTGTAACTGGTTTAGGTGCAGGAACATTGGGAACAGGTGCGTTGACAACAGGTGTAGGTACAAGTGTTGTGCCTACAATAGTTCCACCTGTAGTACCGCCTATTGTCCCCCCTGTAGTACCTCCTGTAGTACCTCCTGTAGTACCTCCAACGACACTTCCTTCAGTAGTTCCTACAACTGGATTGCCTCCTATAATTCCTCCTGCAGTAATTCCTCCATTAGTTACTCAAGCGACAACTTCGTTATTACCAACGGCAGTCAAGAGTCTTTTGACACCTACAAATTTAGGTAATTTATTCTCTGGTGGACTAGGTACTGCGGGTAGTTTGCTTCAGATGCAAGAATCTCGTGAAGCGGCTCAAAGAGCGCAAGCACGTATTGATGCTGAAACTGCTGCTGCCAAGGCTGCTGCTCAGTTTAGACCTGTTGGCATGACTACTCGATTTGGTACTTCACAGTTCCAAGTTGACCCTGTTACTGGTCAATTGACAAGCGCAGGATACACACTAAGCCCTGAGGCCAAGAATGCTCAAGATCGTTTGGTTAAGTTGGCTGAGTCTGGCTTAGTACAAGCTGAAGGCGCTCAACAAGCCTTTGAGCCACTACAAACAGGCGCTCAGAGTTTGTTTAAACTTGGTCAAGGTTATCTTGCTGAAAAGCCTGAAGATGTTGCTAAGAACTATTTAGCTTCTCAAATGGCTTTGTTACAACCAGGCAGAGAACTTGAACTTGCTAATCTGCAAAACAGACTCCAACAACAAGGTCGTGGCGGTTTGGCGGTTGCTCAAGGTGGAACTATGGGTGCAACTACTCCTGAGCTACAGGCTCTGTATAACGCTAGAGCGCAACAAGAAGCTCAATTGGCGGCTAATGCTCAACAGTATGGACAACAGAATGTCGCATTTGGTGCGGGTCTATTGGGTACTGGCGCACAGACTATGGGCAACTACTATGCAGGTCAGCAACAAGCCTATGCTCCTTATACGACTGCTTTGGGACAAGTTCAAGGCTTAGAGACCTTGGGTCAACAACCCTTGCAAATGGGTGCGTCTCTTGGCCAAACAGCATCTACTGCGGGTGCTAGGGTTGGTGCTTTAGGTTTAGAAGGTGCAAATATTAGTCAAAGATTGGCTACAGGTGCTAATGCTACAACCAATCCTTATGCTCAAGCATTGATGGCGGCAGGTAATCCAAATGCCATGTTTGGTCAATCACTTGGTAATGTGTTTGGCGGTCTATTTTCGTAAGGAATCATCATGGCTGAAAATATAGTAGCGGGTCTGTTCGGTATGACTCCTGAATCGTATCAGGGTCAACAGTACCAACAAGACTTAAAAAGGAGCTATGAATTAGCTCAACTTGATCCTGGCGCTGCGGCAAGAGCGCAGTTAGGTGCAAGTGTTGGTCAACTAGGTCGTGGATTTGCTGGTGCTTTGGGTATTGAAGACCCACAACTAAAGCTAATTAGCACTCGTAACTCTATTGCCCAACAGATAGACCAATCTGATCCTGAGTCAATCTTAAAAGGCGCTCAGATGTTGGCACAAGCTGGCGACCAACAAGGTGCTTTTGCATTGGCTGAATACGCTCGTAAAGCACAAAGCGAGATGGCTTTGGCTCAACAACGTGGGCGTGAAAAGGCTGCTGCTGATCCATTTCAACAATTATTAAGAACAGGCAAATATACACCTGAAAGTCTTGCAGAATTCCAAAGAACAGGCAAGCCTGAAGATTTGATGTTATTTGAAAAAACAGAAAAACCTGCTAAAACTAGTTATGGTGCTGAAGCTGATAGAGCCTCCAAAGCAAGATTTGGTAAAAACTTTGATGAATTGACCCAAGCAGAAGCGGCTGTAATTGATACATTACTAGAAGAACGTGGAGTTAAAAAGGCTAAAGAAGGCGCTTCTAAATTAGTTTTGCCAGGTGAAAAGGCTCTTGTTGATATTCCTGCATTTACTAGAAATGTTCAGCAAACCATTGAGAAACCTTTAAATGCTATTTTCCAAGTAGACAATGCTTTGGCTAATATTGGAGATGCTATCAAAACAGATAACTTTGCTTCTTATCGTGCGGCTCAGACTCAATTTGCAAAGGCTATTGCAGGTGCAGGTGATTTAAGTCAGAAAGAGTTGAAGGCGGCTGGTGCTGATCCTGCTTTAATTGGTGGTGCAGCAGATTATTTATCTACATTAGCATCATCTACACCCACCAAAGATACGATGGAAAAAATGCAGAAAGCAATGCAAACCATCAAAAAGGTAAACACAAATAAAGCAAATGCCGAATTGGAGCGTCAACGCAAGATTGCTATAGCCGCAGGATATCCTGTTGAAGCAGTAAATATGGCCTTGTCATTTCCTGAATTAGCTACTGCACCAGAAGGTAAGAAGATAAGCACTAGAACGCTAAAAAGCGGTAAAGTTGTTACTGTTGTTGAAGAATAAGGATACATCATGGCGGTTTACGAAATTGATGGTAAGCGGTATCAAAGCGATACACCTTTAACAGATGCTGAATTAGATGAGTTATCTGGTAAAGCAACACCCTCTATGGGTGCTGTAGTAGCTGAGTCTGCACGAAAAGGCTTTGCAAGTAGTGTTGGTACTACTTCTGGTCTATCAAACTTGCTCTTTTCTGCATTAGAGCGAACAGGTATAAATCCTCTCACTATGGGCATGAGAGCCTCTGGCGGTACTGTTGCTCCTGCGCCTACCACTGGTGGGATTGTAGAAACCTTTAGAGCGGGTCGTGAACCTGTTTTTAAGAGTGTGATGGAATCTTTGGGGACTACTGGTGTTGAACCTCAAGGTGGTTTTCAAAAGATTATTGGCCAAGGAACAGAGGCTGTTACTTCCCCAGAAAGTTATCTATTCCCTCCATTGGCGGCTACAAAACGTCTAGGTTTGTTTGGTCAAACATTATTACGTCCAACTGAACAACAAGTTATTGGCTCTACTGCCGAGGCTGGTGGCCAAGTAGGTGAAGCCGCAGGTGAGAAGTTTGGCGCTCCTACTACTGGTCGAGTTGTTGGTAGTATTGTTGGTGGCGGTGGTGGCTTAGGAAGATTACATAAAGCTATGTCCATTAAAAAACTCAGGATGTTTTAATGCCTGGTAGTAAATCAAACATACTAAAAAAATCAGACGAGCTTACTCCTAAACAAAAAGCTTTTGCAGAAATCTTAGTTGCTAATTGGGGTGTTATGACAAAACAAGAAGCAGCTAAACTTGCAGGATATAAAGTTACAAACTCAACAGGAGCAAAGTTAACTTCAGAGGCTGTAAGTCCTCATATTTGTAGATACATAGAAAAGTTAAGGTCCTATGCGTTGAAGACTTATGAGAGAGATAAACTTAGACACTATAAACAATTTGAAAACATGAGAAACAAAGCTGTAGAGAAAAATCAATTCTCTCCAGCGATAACAGCAGAATATAGAATTGGTCAAGCAGCGGGGTTTTACATAGATCGTAAAGAGATAACTACAAACAGCCTGGAAGGTCTAACCCGTGAACAACTTGAAACAAGACTTCAAGAACTCGAGCGCAAGATGGCAGACACTAAACCCATTATTGAAGCGCAGATTATTGAAGAAGTTAAAATCGCTTAGGTTCTCGGATTTTATTTACTGCTTAAATGTGGTTCATAATCCTAGATTGATTAAGATGTCTATTGGAGAAGTAAATGTCAAAATTGAAGGACAAGATTAAAATAGGTTACACAGACATAAACATCCGTTTAAGGTCAAAAAAAAATCACTCAAAGTGGATGAAAGATACTTACGGCGAGTACGATTCCAATAACTCACAAATACTGTTAAGCAACGAACTTAGTAAACGGGAAGAAGCAAATACTTTCTTGCATGAATTATTACATGCTAGTATATGGGTGTCTGGTCTTTCTGCAGAAGGTGGTGTATTAGAACCAAAAAAAAGGGAAGAAATTGTTGTTAATGTTTTAGCAAATAGTCTTGCTCAAATTTTCAGAGATAACAGTTGGGTTCTACCGTACTTAAACAAGGGATTAAAAGGAACAATAAATAGTGAGCAAAAAGCCGGAGACATTGTTTTGGGAAGAGATAAAAAACAATACAAAAAACGTACACTTTCAAAGAATCGAAACTAATATTGGACTAGGTATTCCTGATGTGAATGGATGCTATCAAGGCACTGAATTTTGGCTTGAGCTAAAGGTAAAAAAGAGAAAGCAAACTCCGCTAACTAAATACCAAAAAGCGTGGATTGTAAAACGTGGTTCTGCCGGTGGTAAAGTATTTATCTTAAATTACGACCTCGGGCAGAGAGACGCAAAACTTTACGACTACAACTCTTGCTTGCACCGTGATCCGTTCTCCACGTTTCCCGTTTCCCATTTCCCGCACCCCGTTTCGTGGCCCGCGGTTCTAAATAAGATAATCACCCATCCTGGCCTCCCTTCCAGGCAGCAGGAAGCTGGTTCGAAAATAATAAAAAAATAATGCTTGACTTCATATCCCACGATGATTATATCCGTGGTTGGTAGCTCGACATCCTCTAAATAATTAGCTCCTGTTTAGCGTCCGTTGGGCTACCGTTCTCAAACTCCCATTCCCGTTTCCCATTCCCGTTTCTCAACCATGATCCATGAACAATGAATCACGGCTCACGGCTCAGGACGCTGGCAGCTCAACAGAGTCCCGTTCCCGCATCCCGTTCCCGTTTCCGTGATCCTGATTTATCAATGATGAGTTCACCATCAGGAAGGGAGGGACCGGCGG